CTACTTCTTATCCAGCCCAAACTCCACCAGCTCACCGTTTACATCCCACTCTTGGTGGGCGGTACAGCCGCTTACATCCTCTGCGGGTTCCATAGATTCCGCTAGAACCTCTCCGGCGATTTGGGTGTAGTTGCGTTTTATGACTTCTGCCACACGGGCGCTGCCGCGCATTTTGACGTGGATGCGGTCTGTGACTTCGAAGTCGGCCTCTTTCCGCATGGTTTGGATTTTGCTGATGACCTCTCTGACGAAGCCTTCCTCAATCAGCGCATCATCCAATGTCGTGTCGATTGCCACTGTTACGCCGTGGTCGGATACGGTGTAGAGTCCCTCTCTCTGGGCGGTTTCGATCAGGAGGTCTTCCTCTGTGAGGGTAGCCTCACCGTTTGAGATGGTGAGGTGGATCACACCCGCCCGATCTAGCTCGGCTTTTGTCTCTATGCCGTCTAGGTTTGCAAGAATCTCACGGATCTCACCGATGTGTTTGCCGTATTTCGGCCCCAAGGTCTTGAGTTGGGGCTTGAAGGTGTAGGACACGAAGCTAGATACATCCTCCATGAGCTCTACCGCTTTGAGGTTCAGTTCGTCGGCAATGATGGAGATGAATTCGTCTCCGAGTGCCACATTTGTCTTCACAAACATCTTGCGGAGGGGCTGGCGGATTTTCAGGCTTGCGCCATTCCGCGCCGAACGACCCAAGGTGACAACTTGAAGGACGGCTTGCATACTCTCTTCCAATGCCGGATCAAGGAATTCTTCCCGCACTTCCGGGAAGCGGCAGAGGTGTATGCTCTCTGGTACGTCTTTCTGCACGGAACGCACTAGGTTTTGGTAGATGGATTCCGTCATGAAGGGGATCATCGGAGCCGCAATTTTTGCCACGGTCACGAGGCAAGTATAGAGCGTCAAGTAGGCATTCACCTTATCGGAGTCTAGGCCATCCGCCCAGAAGCGTTCCCGGCTGCGGCGGACATACCAGTTAGAGAGTTCGTCTACGAAGTCTTGTAGTGGACGGCAGGCTTCTACCAATCTGTAGTTTGACATGTTTTCGTCTACGGTACGGACGGTGTCGTTTAGGCGGGATAGAATCCAGCGATCCATGACGGATAGGGAGTTCATGTCCATCTCGTGTTTTGTTGGGTCAAACTGGCTGATTTCGGCGTAGAGGACATAGAACGCATAGGTGTTCCACAGGGTGGAGAGTAGTTTCCGCTGGGTTTCTACCACTGCTTGACCGTGGAATTTGTTCGGAATCCAAGGAGCGGAGTTCGAGAGGAAATACCACCGGATGGCGTCTGCACCATAAGTGCGGAGGGCATCCATGGGTTCTACCACATTGCCTTTGGATTTGCTCATCTTTTGTCCGTCTTTATCCTGTACATGGCCTAAGACGATGACATTCTTAAATGGAGCTTTGTCGAAGAGTAAAGTGGAGATCGCGAGGAGACTATAGAACCAGCCCCGGGTTTGGTCAACGGCTTCTGAGATGAAGTCCGCCGGGAATTCCCGCTCGAAGAGCTCCTTGTTTTCAAAGGGATAGTGATGCTGCGCAAAAGGCATAGCGCCGGAGTCATACCAACAGTCGATGACTTCCGGTGTACGGTGCATCGTACTCTCGCATTTTGGACAGGGAATCGTTACAGCGTCAATATAAGGGCGGTGGAGTTCGATATCTTCCGGGCAATTGTTGCTCAGCTCTTTGAGTTCTGCAATGGAGCCGATGCAGTGACGATGTCCGCAATCGCAGACCCAGACGGGGAGAGGGGTACCCCAGTAACGCTCTCGGCTGATGCCCCAGTCTTGCACATTCTCCAGCCAGTCACCGAAGCGTTTTTCGCCCATGAAGTCCGGCACCCAATTGACAGTATTGTTGTTCTTGATCAGGTTTTCTTTCACCGCCGTCATCTCAATGAACCACGAAGCCCGGGCGTAGTATAAAAGGGGCGTGTCACAACGCCAGCAGTGGGGGTAGCTGTGGGTATAGTTCGGTGACGATACCAAGAGTCCCTTTTCTTTCAGCGCCCTGATAATCATCGGGTCTGCCTCTTTGACGAAGACACCTTCCCAATCGGTCTCGGCGGTCATTTTTCCGGCGGCGTCTACATATTGGACAAAGGCCATCCCATATTTGCGGCAGATGCGGTTATCGTCCTCACCGAAAGCAGGCGCCATGTGGACAACGCCTGTTCCGTCGGCGGTGGTGACGTAGTCGTCCATGGTGACGAAGAAGGATTTTTCCGCATCTTCAGGGGATACAAAATCAAACAGCGGCTGATAGGGTTTGCGCTCTAGGTCTTTGCCTAGAACTTCTTCTAATATCTCGTATTCCGCATCTTCACCCAGCACATTTTTGATTAGATCCTTAGCTAGATAGTAGACCTCTTCCCCAGCGCGGATCTTGGCATAGGTGATCTCCGGCCCCACGCAGAGGGCGAGGTTGCTCGGCAGTGTCCAAGGGGTGGTTGTCCAAGCGAGAATATAGGTGTTTTCTTCGCCCTTCACAGGAAATTTCACATAGGCGGAGCGTTCTTTGACGTCTTTATACCCCTGTGCCACCTCATGGCTTGACAGGGGTGTGCCACAGCGGGGGCAATAGGGGACAATCTTGAAGCCTTTATACAAGAGTCCTTTGTCATAGATCGTCTTCAGTGACCACCAGACAGATTCGATATAATCGTTGTGGTAGGTTACATAGGGGTGATCCATATCCGCCCAAAAACCGACGATGTCGGAGAATTCTTCCCACATCCCCTTGTATTTCCAGACGGATTCTTTGCATTGGTCGATAAAGGGTGCGAGACCATATTGCTCAATCTGGTCTTTCCCTGAAATTTCCAGTTTTTTCTCCACCTCAAGCTCTACAGGCAAGCCATGGGTATCCCAGCCGGCTTTCCGGGGGACTTGGTGGCCTTTCATGGTTTGGAAGCGGGGGACGGTGTCCTTAATCACCCGGGTCAAAACATGCCCGATGTGAGGGGTGCCGTTGGCAGTTGGTGGGCCGTCGTAGAAGATATACGGACTCTCACGCTCGCTTTGTTCGATGCTTTTTTTGAAGATGTCGTGCTTTTTCCAAAATGCGAGGACTTCGGCTTCTCTCTCTGGGAAGCTCATACCCGCCGGGACTTTTTGATACATGGTTCTCTACCTCCGAACTGCGTTCTGTGAACAAGTATTTGATTATTATATCACTTGGAGGTGGAATTAACAATAGGGGACGCACACTCGGCGTCCCCTATGGGTACATAGGCTCCTTTTTCAGCTGACGCCCCAAGAGCGAAGCGATTGGCTTGGCGGAAGGGGTGCCTGTGGTGCAAAGGAGCTGTCAGCGAAGCTGACTGAGGATTGTCCTTTATGCCCATTGCAATCCCTGTAACTTCCCTGCTAACAGATATGAATCCTCCGTCAGGCTTCGCCTGCCACCTCCTTTGGAAAAGGAGGCTTTGGTCACGTGCTTTCCTTCCAGCACTTCCCCAGATTCATCAGCACACAGCTGATCCCCGCTAAAATAGTCGCAGAGCCGATCATCCGCCAGTCCAGATCTCGGAACATGCCGGCTGTGCCTAAGAGACCTGCCGCTGTTTGGATCATCGTCCGGAGGGCGCGGATGCTGATTTGCTTCAGCTTAAGGGAGGCGGGCATAGTAGTCCATCCTTGTCTCTAGCTGGGCAATCCGTTTGGTGAGGTCTTGCACTCTGTCTTCCCTGTCGCTGATTGTGCTGGAGATAATGGCAAGCTCTTGTTGGATGTGGATCAGCTGGGTCTCTACGACAGCTTGGCGGGACATGAAGGCACCGTAGAATCCGGCGACGGCGCCTGTGATGGTGATGATGCTGACTAAGGCGATGAGTACAAGGGCTGTGATATCTTTGGTAATGTGTTTCATCCTATTCTATACGCCTCACTCTGTGGGCCATGATGGCGGCCTCTTCCCTTGTGACGTAACCCCTTGGACGGGTGCCGTCTGTGATCTCCGCTTCTATGGCTTTTTCCCACTCTGGTTTCGCCCAAGAGGATGGCGCAGTGCCTTTTCCGCTTAGAATTTCTGTTAGGGTTTGGGTGATGAGGGCTTTTACCCGCTCTTCTGTCATCTCTTCCGCCTCGCTTTCCGCTTGTTTTTTGATTTCGTCTAGGGGGAAAAATTGTCCCGGACAGGCGGTTGCCTGATGCTCTCTGTGTCCGCTGATGGGAATGTTTCCATAGATGCCCCGCAGGTGGCGCAGAAGCCAAACGAGGGACACGCTCTGTGCATTTGGCATTGTGACCTCTGTCCGGTGGAAGTCTCCTTGGCAGGCAATGCCGATGGAATTTGCATTCGATCCTTGGGTGTGGGCGCCGATGGTGTCGATCGGTCTCCCCTGCCAGATTGTGCCGTCTTGATCTACTTGGAAGTGATAGCCGATCCCGAGCCAGCCTCTTTGGAGATGCCAACTGTGAACGGTTTGGACTGAAGCATCTGCCGCCAGATGGTGAAGGATGATCCGGCTTGTCTGCGTCCGGCGGCTTAGGGTGCCGGTGAAGCGTAGGTTTGGATTTTGAATGGTGGGAGTCATAGTGTACCTCCTTTTTGTAGGGGCGGGGTTTGCCCGCCCGCTACCTGATGTTTGATATGACATTTGAGAAACGGGCGGCAGAATGCCGCCCCTACAATATATTACGACATGCCCTCTAGGGTGTTGAATGTCTCCGGGATCTCGAAGTCTTCGAAGGTGAAGTCTAGGGCTTCGGAGAGGAATTCTGCGTCTGCATCGAATTTGGCTAGGACACTTGAATTGATGTTGCAATCTTTCAGGACGACTGTCTGGCGTCCCGCTCCTGAAGTCGGATCTTCGTTTGAGATTAGGATATCGAAGTAGACATCTTCGCCTCTTGACTTGAATTTGTACATCAGCTCTCTGAATATGCTTGTGTTGTAGTGGAAGGTTGCATTCCCTTTACCCCGCCAGCCGGTTGCTTTGTTCCCTCTACCGGTTCTGCCTAGAATCGGCACCTCCACCTTTGTTCGGTCAATCACGGCTTCTAGGTCGATTGCTTGCATGAAATTGTAGCGGTTTCCCTCGATGGTGATGTAACACTCCGCGAGGGAGGCGCTTAGGGCGTCTCTTGCGTTCATGAAACTTTGCATAATTCTTCCCTCCTTATCTGACCACGACGGTCATGTAGAGTTTACTCATAGCTGTGACCGGCATGATGTAGTCTTCTACTATGACGCTTCTTTTGCTCTCCCCGCGTTTTACAATGATATCTGCCGGGTCGAAGTTTTCGATGGCGCGGATCTGCTCCATTTGACGGTGGTGGCTTACAATGTCTGACCAGAGGCTCAGACGTCCAGCAGTGTCGTTGGGAATGATGCCGAGGTATCGGGTTCTGAATAGGCTTGCGATGTCTATCGCGATTTGATCCAGTACGCGGATGGTTTGGTTTAAGGAGAAATCTTCCGAGCGATCCATCTCAAAGGTGCGGAGGGTGTTTCGATCTTCTACCACACGGATCTCTCCAGAGCCTGCGCCGTGGAAGAGGAAATTGCCGCCTTGTAAAAGCCGTTCTAGCTCCCGCTTGGTGTGTTTCGTGTCTACGGTGAATTCACCCTGATAGCGGCGGTTTGTGAGAGAGCGATTGATGGGGCAGCCTGCTGTCATGCCTGTTACCCAGTAGACGAGACCGGTTTCCCCTTCCGCTGTCTCGTTCTCTACGGAGATGACGCCCTCATAATCTGCTTCCGGGAAGCGGTGGAGTATGCATTGGATCTTCACACCGGACTCTTCCCGCATCCGCTTAACGTGCCGAGCGAAAAGGGACTTGATCGCAGGGTCTGCCGAGGCACAGCCGAGGGTGTTTAGGGCGTACGCCTCTGATTGGGCAAGGAAGTTTGTGTATTCGTCTGCCTGGGGTGTACCGTCTGTGCCACCGGATAGGTTTAGTCCGGCGGTACCTTCTAGGCTGGCTTCTCTGTTCCAGATGACAAAGTCATTGTCCTGGAGCGCGTCTATGTCCGCTACGGCTTGGTGATCTACAGATACACCGCCTAGGAGGGTTTCGACTGTATAGCCCTCGCTGATCTGGGTGATGACGAGCAGAATCCCATTCCCCAAGCTGCCGGGATGCCGTGCTTCGGCTAGGTCACAGGCAGCACGGGTGCCGTCTCGGCCTAGGCGATATAAGTGGGCAACACGGGCGCCTCGGAAGAGTTCTCGTAAAGGGGCTAGATCTGGGTGGGTGTATTCTCTGCCGAATAAGGTGCGGGAGCGTCTGAGTAAGTCCTCGCCTGTCACGGTGAAAATCTCGTCTACAGGCCCCCATGGGAGTTCTAGTGCCAGAGCGGCGTATCCCCGATTTGAGAGAGGGATGGTGTTGCTTGCCGCTGATACGAAGTTGATATATGCGCCGGGTAAAATGCGGTTTTGGGTCTCAAAGGTTCCTCCGCCAATTGCCATAAGATGTCCTTCCTTTCTATTGTCTTTGCCTGATCTTACGCGTCATGTCACCCATGCGTTCCGTGACCTCTGTAGGGATGAGACGCAGACGATAGACAGCATGTATATGCATGAGTCCGTCATTGATTATACAGCGGCGGGAGATGCCGCGGGCCAGAGTGCCGTCTTCTAGGGGAATTCTCTCAAGAGCAGCTAGGGCTTTCGTGCCTATCTGCCACAGTTCGCTGTAGTCGTCTGCGGTTTCCGGGAAATAGACGACCTCTACATGTTGTTTGAGTAGTGTAAGTCCGCCGGGGAGCGGGTTTGTGCTGCATTCACCTAGGCCTACGAAGAAGCTGGGTGCGGGGAGGCCTTGGCGGACGCGTTTGTCTCCGAAGATTTTGGTGTCCGGAAAGGCCGTTTTTAACGCGCTAGAGACACCATTTAGTACCTTATGCGTCACCAAACCACCCCCTGATCTGTGCCTCCAGATGTTCCGCCACGATGGTGGGCATGGCTTCTTCTGTCTCTGCGATTGCGGTAGTGAGAAACTTTTGTCCATTCATAAAGCGGGTGCCGAATTCGACAAAGGAGGCGTAATGGATCGGATTCTCTGTGTAGGCTTTCAGCGCCCCTGTCTCCCTCGCCTCCCAGCTTTTTTTGAGGAGACCTGTGTCGATTGGGGTACGGATCTTTGCCTCTTCCGCTAGGTACTCCGCTGTTTTGAGGGACAGACCGTTCAAGACAGTTTTCGCGTGTTTGCGCATGGCATGGGCTGTTTGTTTGAGAGCACTTGTATCAACACGGATCATGGGCTGGCCTCTTCCGAAGGAGGCTCTTTGATCCATGCTTCGCCGTCCCACTTGTCACCAATGCCGAAGCCTTGGTCTAGCTCTCTGATTCCATCCGCTTCCGCCCAATATCCTTCTGCCAGAAAACTTTTTGCGTCCGCTTCTGTATGGAAGAGTATGGCGTCTATACAGAGGCTGCCTTTCAGAATGGCGATGGACTTGTAGGTTTCCGCGCAGGTTTGTTCAAATGCACGGTACGCGTCTATACTCAGCTCGGAGAGGGGTGTGATTGCCGCTGTTCCTGGGGTTCTTCTTGGTCTGGCATAGATATACACGACCCCATTACCGCCGTTTCCGCCTATTCGGAGGAAGCCGCTGATTGATACGCGTTGACTTCCACCTCCACCGCCGCTGATTCCGCCGTTGCCTCCGTTTCCGTTTGAGCCACCGGCACCGCCGCCTCCGCCGAGATCGCCATTGCCGCCATTGCCATTCCCGCCTTGACGCCCACCGGCACCGCCGCCGCGTCCAATACCGGAACCGCCTCCGCCGGAACCATAGGCTATACCGTCATAGGGATTTATCGGGGTGCGGGCCACATTTCCTTCTCCGTTGCCTCCATTGGCTCCGGAACCGGAAGACCCCGCAGTTCCGCCGTCACCGCCGATTACATGGGGCATGCCTTGAGACCACGTTCCGCCTCCACCCCCGCCGGATCCGCCCGCACCGCCGCCGATTCCGATAGGCGCCGGGTTTCCGCCCGCGGCACTTCGGCCAAAGGCACTGCTTGTCCCGCCTGCTGATCCGGTAATTTGTGAGCCGTCGCCACCGACTTCGCCGCCGATCCCTCCGGCGCCGACCACAATGTTGTATGAAGCGGCGGACAAGACAATATTACGCGCAAATATGCAGCGACCGCCGCCCCCGCCGCCGACTAAACCACCCCCGCCAGCACCGGCGATGTACACATCAACCGCATCGCCGGGAGATAAACCGTGATCCGCCGGACGAAAGACGCCGGAGGCTGTGAATGTGCGGATGAGCTCTTTTGAGCCGCCCCCTGCGAGTTCCTGCAAGAGTGCATCGATGATTCGATTGTTTTGATTGAACACCTCAATGTCATAGAAATCGTCCGGCTCCGGTAAAGTCAAACCAAAATTTTTGGTTTTGTTCAAGTGAAATCCACCTCATTTCTCAGTTGGTAATGGGTATACGCACTATGTGCTCGATGGGTCGCCTGACTTAGATCTCTGTGGGTGTTTCCGTTTAGCACGATATTCAGCGCGATATTTGCCGGAATCATTTGACGCACCAGATGAAACACGGCGTCTTCCATTTTGCGCCAAGGGGCAAGGATATCCAGTTTTAAGGTAAACCCATCCAGCTCTGCGTGAAAGGCCGCTTCACTGCCTGTCAGAGTTTTCAGAACAGACAAAAGCGTGTTCCAGCAGTAAGGCGGGGTCTTGCTAATCTGCGCCGCGATGATTTGTCTCCTGCTTTCCAGATCCAGCCCGGGACGCTTTGGAATCCCAAGGATGCGCTCCCAGTGGAGGAGCCCCGGTTCCCCTGCTGTTTGCAGATAGAAGTTGTCCTCGTTTTTCCGCTCGCGCTGCCAAAGATCCCGAAACGCGTTTTGATAGACTGCCATGAGACATTGGAAGTCTCTGACGATTTGCAGCACACGGGGGAGGTAGTCTAACATCTGTCGATCCATGGGTATACCTCCTCTTCTAGTGCAGGGCAAAACTGCCGAGGGTGGGAACTTCCATATCTGTGAGAGCTAAGTTCCGGCTTCCGCCATCTAGGGCTGTATCTGCAATGTCCACTACGCCCTCCAGATCAAGGAGCCGTGTGTCAATCTGACTGAGACGAAGGGTACGTCCGTGATTGGTACCCCAGGCAGTGCGCAACTCGTGGAAGTATGTCTCTATTGCCTCTAGCGCTTTCGCGCTGATGTCTTCCGGATCCGCACCCCGGTCTAGCGTCAGCCTTGTCTCCACCATAATAGGGCGTGGGATGGCAGGGGCTACCGTTACCCGGTGTCCAATAGGTGCCCAAGCTCTGCCCTCTCCTGTTTGGTCATGGGGGTCGAGCACCTCTTGCACGGACGCAACTAGGGTGTCTGATGGGGGCATAAAGTCTGCCGCCAGAATGCCGACTTTGACTGTACCCGGCCCGTCATGGGCTGGGAATACTTGCACCCCGCCGATGCCGGGGAGGGCGCGGACTTTTTCTCTGTATGCTGTAATGTTCCCGCCGAATGCTTGGATGCGGCGGCTCTCCATGTATCGCTCTCTCAGAGATTCTGTGCGCTCCTCGTCTCGACCCGGCAGAATCAGGGCGCGGATGCTTGCGCTGCGGAGTCCAGCGATAAAGTCGATGGGGATGAGTCTTCCACCGGACTGATTCCCAATAGCACCGATTGTCTCGGCTGTTAAAACTGGGTAGCCCTCCGCACTTATGCCTGTCACCACATAGACGGCATTGCCCGCGCGAAAACGTCTGCCTAGCGGCAGACCAAGCTCTTCCGGCTCTACCTCCGCCTCAATCTGTGCCGAAGTTGGGGGGATGAGATGAATCCCATGTTCGGCGGCACGGCGGATGAGAAATTCCCGCGCCGCGGTATCCGCAAAGCTCATCTCTAAGGCAAAGTTTAGGGCCTCATGGACACGGCTCAGCTCAATTGCCGCAGGGGCTAGGGCTGAATAGATGAGAGATCCCTCTCTGGTGTCGAGTTCGGGGAAGCCTGTGCGGGCTTCTTCTAAAAGCCGCTCCAGAATGGCTTCAAAATTTGTATCTTCCAAGGGTTCACCTCCTAAAGTTCCAGTGTTTGTTCGATGTCACCGAATATCGTGTGAGCCACAAAACGGACTGTTACGCGGGTTCTGACCCGCTTGAATACGAAGTCTGATGTGCTTCTCACTCTGTCGTCTGTGAGCAGAGCTTCTGTCACGCGGCGCTTGATTTCAGGGAAGAGAAAACTGTCCCCTTTCCCTGCCAAGCCCGCAAGTTCCGTACCATATCGGAAACTGTATATCTCGTATCGAAACCGTTCCGTATGGAGGATCAGCCGTATGGCTTGGCGAGCCGCCTCCCGACCGTCTGTGAGACCTCGGACTATGCCGCTTTGTTCATCCAGCCGGAATGTGCGCTCTGGCATATGTTCCCGGGGGATGTTTGTTCTAGTGTTTCTCATGACAAACACCCCAAAATCAGATAGGTCTGTCCACCGCCAAAACGTAATAGGGCAATCCGATCTCCCTCTCTCGGCGCGGCTTGGCCTCTGAGGAATAGGATCCGTTCACCGGATACAGTGAGCCTTTGGTTGAGGCGCACGCGCAAGGGGGATTCTCCTGTTACCGTGCCGATGAATGGAGCCGCCGGTTCCTCTGCCTCTACGGCTTCGATAGCTGCTTTTTTAATGGTTTGGACGAGATCAGTCAACAAAATCACCTCCTGTTAAAATGAGCTCCATCAGATGACTGCCCTCTGAGAAGCGATGGATCACCCGCTCTGCATGGAACATCTGCCCCAAATTTAAGTCACCCACGTAGAGCTGAACGGGGAGCATAGATCCACCGCGGACGCGGAGATCTCCCGCAGCATCCAGAATACGAAGACGGCGGGTTTTGCGACCTAGTTTTCTCATGAGGGCTTCCGCCGTTTTCTGTCCGTCTGTGTCTTCTGTGAGCCGTGCGTAGTGACGTAAGGCACCAAAGCGTCTCTGGAGATCTTCCCGGCGGGACTCAAAGAAGACAGTCTCCCCCTCCCCTGCACCTTGCCTGAAGAGGCGCACGGCTGCATAGGCATCTCGGTCGATGGTGGAGCTGTAGTCGAAATCACCGATGCTGCCCTCGTGGATCAGAGTGTCGAGCTGCATATTTTCGGCACGGCTCAGACTGAGCCTCCCTGCATCGTCGTAGAGCACAAATCGTTCTCCTGTTTGTTCCTCTGTGAGATCAAGGGCTGTTTGGAGCATGTCTAAGAGAGGCCGTCCATTCTCTATGCGAGCAGGGAGAATGTAGCCGGTGTTTTCGATGTTGCCTGTCTCTAGTCCCCAATCTCCTGCGATTTGGAGGAGGAGGTCGGAGGCTGTAATGTCTTCATAGGCGTAAGTATCCCGGTTTTTCAAGTAGCGGATTTGGTCATAGGCCGTCACAGTGATGACGCCGCCGTAGGAACGTCTTTTGGTGAAGACGAAACCTGCAAATAGAATGGTTCCGTCTAGAGTCAGCCTCACATTGTCCCCCTCATGAAAGCCCCGGACGCCGATAATTTCATCTTTGATGCCACGAAAAGTCAGCTTCCCCGGTGTGCCAATTCTGGTGGATTCCAAGGTGATGTTTTCCGCAATGATGGGGGTGTAGGTATTGTGCCTGGTCTGTATCGTTACGATGGGATTTGCCATGTCACCCTCCTCTCTAGGGAAGCCTTAACACTTGGCCGGGTAGGATGAGGTTCGGATTCTGGAGCTGATCACGGTTTCGCTCAAAGACCTCCCGATAACGGCGTCCGTCACCTAGGTGCTTTCTTGCAATGCCCCAGAGGGTATCGCCGCGGACTACGGTATGTGTGCCGCCCTCCGGTCTATTGTCCATCTCGCGCCCGATGCCTTCGATGACAATGCGCTGTCCGTCTTCCGCCACTGTTGTTGCGGAAAACTCTTGATATTCCCGCAGAGTGATAGAAATGGTCACGTCGTCCCCATCTTCGGCGTTTTCTGTGATCTGCAAATCCTCTAAGGAAACGCGGTAGTTTGTGTCTGTGAGTAGGCGTCCTGATGGAGCTATGCGAGCGCAGATGAGGCGGAAGGGGCGTCTGTCTTGTCTGAGTGCGAGCAAGCGATCCAGAAATACCTCCGGCGCCAGAAATCCGTGCTCATAGCGGGCGAATGGATAAGCGCGTCTTGGGAGACAGAGGGATAAGGTGAATTCCGCGCCGTCTCCCTTCCTGAGATGGGTCAGCTCACCGCCATCTATCAGGGCTGTGCGCTGGTTTCTACCCTTGTGGCGGACTGTGATCCGGCTGGGGGTGATGGGCATGAGGAGGCCGTCTAGGAATATGCGGTAACTCATGCGTATACCCCCTCAATGGAGCTTGCGACTGCGTCACACAGTCTCTCTTCCATCTCACGGAGAACTGCCTCTACGTCTACATCACGGGCGATGTGGTTCTCATTTTGGACACTCACATGCACCGTGGTTGGCTGTACAGTGTCGGCTTCTTTTGGTGTCCAATAAACCTCTGGATTGGGGAGGGTGAGGACTTCTCTGCTTGGGATGCCAAAAAGGGATACGGTTTCCCCGCCGCCCCCTGCGGACATGAGGCGGGGTACCGCTTGTGCGGCGTTTGAAACTTGGTTTGTCATATTCATTGCGGTACGGGCACTAACGGTAATGGAGTTCAGTGCAGCCCTCGCATTCGCTGCCATACTTTGGAACATTCCTGTCACTTGGGCTAGGGGGCCTGCGAAGTGACTTGGGATGCCCCCTGCCACCTCTGCCGCGTGTCTGCCGATCCCGTCGAAGGTTTCTATGATATTGCCACCCATGGTACCGAAGAGGTCTGTGATCTCGTGGGTAGCATACATTGCACCTTCGGTGAGGGGAGCAAAGACTTCTGTGCTGAACACGTCTAACAATCCCTCGCCGGCTGATAGGAGGGCGCTCATGACACCATAGGCTCCCTCTGCTTCTGCGGTGAGGGATTCCAACGCGCCTCCGAAGAGGGTGAGACCTTCCAGATCCGGCGTGAGGGCATCCATTTCTTCCGCGAATTGGGTGAATTGTCCGCTGAAGTTGTCGAGAGACAGCGCCATCTCTGCGAGGACAGGAGAGACACCGTCGTATAGTTCAATGGCACACTGGATGCTTGCCAAAACACCACCTCTTTCTTTGAATTTTAAACTGAATTGATTCTGTCGCCTTGCATCGACGTAGGGGCGAACTGTGTTCGCCCGCAGTGGCGGCAATGGTGGCGGGCGAACACAGTTCGCCCCTACAATGTTCTATCAAGACCTTGGGGCGCACCGTCGAAGGTTTTAGGAGGAAGCGGTACATCCGCTCAATGTGTCCTTCGCAAAGTACGCCCCAAAGGCTATGCCGCTCTAGCTTCGGTTCTTTTCTTTGAGCGCTATGGCGGCTACGATAAATGCCCGCTCGCGCCTGTCTAATCGCAGGAAATCGGTGGGCAGGAGTTTGAATTCGTGAAGACAATAGAGGGCGAGACAGGCCTCTCCATCCCCTTCACGGATTAGTTTTTTGCCTCTTCTACCAATCCGTCAAAGGAGGTGTCAAAACCGCAAATTTTCTGCACTTCTCTCAGAAAATCCGCGTATTCCCCTGGGGTCAGCATGGCGCGGAGTAACTTGTCTGCACCCATGACCCCATAGCTGTCTTGCAGTGTCTGGTCGTTTAGGTCAGGGTAGACGGTACACTTTGCCCCAAGCTTACCCAGATATAGAGATACATCCGTCTCGGAGGTCGACTGCCCTCTCCCTCCGGCACAGCGGCGCGTACTTTGACGTCTGATTTCTTCGTCTTCTGTAGAGCTGATACAGCGGATTTCCCATGGAACAGGGCCGCCGTCCTCTCCGGTGAAGCGTTTTGATGCCTCAAATCTTACATTTTCCACTTGCGCCGCGTTCGGGCGCAGGAATGCGCTTAGATCTCTCATGCTTGACCCCTCCTACACTTACACGAAGCGTTCTTCCCGCTCCATGCGGATTTCTTGATGGCTTTCAAATACTGCGGGGACGCCGCTGCGCCGAAAACGGAGTTCGCTGCCGTCTCCCCGTCTGACCACAATGCGGCAACCGGCGGAAATGTCTATATCCGGTGCTAAGAATAGACGTACGACTTGCACTGCTTCCATCGCCGCATCCCCGATGTCGCGGAGCATCCCCATGGCCTCAATCCCTCGCCGGAAGCTTAGGCGGCAGGGAATCTCTTGATGTAGTCTGCGTTCTTGTTCTATGATACGGCCTGTACTCAAATCTTCAACTTGCTCACTGACATAGACATCACAGCGATCCGTCCACAGCTTGCTGAGGGTCTTGGTTCTACTCACCATCGCAGGCGTCTCCACTCTGTGATGAGCGCCGGAGGCGGAGTGAGGAGATGTTCGATCAAGGCGTCTACCGGAGATTTTCCTTCGCCCCCGATTGCGTAGGTGATGCTCGTATCCCCTTGGGACATCTGCCGGATAGCGTGTTCATGATCGAAGCCCTCTAGGCGCCCGATGCTCTTTCGGAATAGGAGATATTCCCCCGCCGCCATGTCGATCATGGTAGGCTTTAAGGCACCGGGCAGCTCATATTGCCCGGTCTCGGCTAAGAGCCTGCGTTTCGCGCCCTTACAGAGGGACTTGAGAAGCCCCTCATCCTCCGCCGGAGGCATAGCTCCCAGCTCTCCTAAACGTTGTTTCAGCTTCTCTTTCATTAGAGCGCCTGTAGGCCTGTAATGCTACCATGGAGGAAGCCCGCACCATGGGCCAGACCGATTTGACCGAAGAGCTGAATCTTCTCAGAGGCGCCGATTTTGGCCAGTTCTTCTGTGAACAGAACGCCTTTCCCCGGTACCACTTGGAACACAGGGGCAATATGCGCCACGTCTGCGATCAAAACCGTATCCGCCGGGACAAAGCGGTTCCAGACGATGCCCATGTTGAAAAAGTCCGTCTCCACTTGAGTAATGTTCACGCCGCCCATACTTTGGCACTCTGCCACACGAGCGCCCATTTGGCTTGCGTACACCTCTGTCAGTTGCTGCTTCTGATAGGCGGAGAGAAACATAACCATATTGTTAAAGTAAGCTCCCGCGTCTGCCATGTCACGATAGAGCGTGCGCAAGAGATCTGCTGTGAGGGGCACGCCCCCTGCATCGATGTGGGTATTTGCGCGGGTGAGTTCGAGCAGTCCCCGTGTCTTGTTCGCCTCAGAGGCACTGCCTGCTTTTTGATAGCTGCCGTTGATGAAGCTATGTTCCACATCCCGCGCCACTTTGATTAGCTTGTGTTGGAGCTGGAATAACTTTTCGTCCTCATAGGCCGGTTTCTGCCCCGCCGTATTCAGTCCGCTCATCCGATGCAGGTTCGATAGGGCTACGTAACTCAGGTCAATCACCTCTTGGTGAATCTGCACCACGTTTGCCTCTTGTTCACGAACCGCCATATGGGCTTCCGGCGCTATGGCTGAGGCGCGTTCTGAAATCTCCGGCTGGTCTGCTGTGGGATAGTCGTAGAGCACCGCTGTGGGAAATTCAAAGTTATCCGTCTGTCTGCCGCCGGATAGGCCGCCTGTCATGCTGAGGAGCGGGGTTTGTGCGGCGTCTGCGGAAAAAAGCTCTCCTGCGTAGTTTGGTAGATTCCAAGAGGTGCCGAGGCCTGTTACTTGATTTGCCATGTATGATTCTCCTTTGTTCTGTTTTTTTACAGAAGCACAATGCCGCTTGCGGCGGCTTCCTGTTTGATGCGGAGGGCGCCTAACATGTCCCCTGTGTCCCGCGCTTTTCTGAGCCTTGCCTCAAAGGGCAAGAGATCTTCTTCCGGCAAAGTGTCGCCCCCTTGTCCGGGTTCTACACCGACAAACTCCGGCGCTCTGCGGAGGCCGTTTAGCTCTCCCCAGATTTCTTCCAGCTCTTGCCGGATGCCGGATAAATCTTCCTTCGCTTGATCCATGTTTGAAACCTCCTTCTTGCTTGTCCTTACAAATCCAGTGTATCGCTTTTGTGTGAACGCGACCGAACAGATTCTGTTTTCAAGCGCTCCTTCTCTTTCTCTATGTCGCTTGTCCACGGGTGCTTATAGAGGACAGATTCTTTTGACAGGATTTCTTGGCTTTTCAGACAATTATCGATGTGCTCAGATTCGTTGATCAGCATGTCGCGTTTGAAGATCACATTCATCTTTTCGGCCTCAAGCCCCGGCTTACCCAAGCGCGCCAGATGCTCTGCCACAAACTGAAACAGCTCATGGAAAGCGCCCCGGAACTCGGTTTCCATCCGGTCTGCGTCTAGATCCATGTCGGCATACATGGATTGGATCGCCATCTGATTTGGGCTGCCCTTCAGGGTGATATCCCGAACATCGAAGCCTTTTGCGTTTTCGATCAGCGCCTTCTTCTGGAGATTTAGAATTGCCTCAAAATTATCAGCATTCACCTCGATGTGCAGCGTATCCACTCCGCCCCCGTCTCCGCCCTCACTTCGGACTTTGACCGCGCCGAATGTGGCAAGATTCCGTCGGAACTCACCCAAGTCTTCCCCGTCAAAGTTGCGGATGACAAGGACAGTCTGATGTGCGTCCTCGCTCATGCGGTTTTGGAAGTCTGATAGCATGAGGTTAATCCCATCTTGCAAGGATTTCACCCGGCGGATCAGGGGGATTTCTCGGGAACTTGCCCGGAATGGGATTAGGGGGATCGCGCCCCACACGCCCGCCCGCTCTGCACCATCCAGCTTGCAGGAAAAATAAGGTTTCACAGAACCTTCCGGCTTGATCTCTTCATCTTCATGGGTAAAGTGATGGAGCCCCTCTGGGGTGAAGCATTCCAGCATGGTGTCAGATTCCTCATATCCGCCGCGAGGCCGCTTGTAGACCCGGAGTGCGCCCTCTAGCTCTGTGTGGGCATCATCCGCCCAGAATGGGATGAGTTCCCACGGGGCAATGCGGCGGAAGCGGAGGGTGCCGCGCTTATCATAATAGGGATGAAGCCATCCGATGCCGCAGTTTAGGGCATCTTCCGCCACCAGACGGAGTTTTCGCATGAAATCTGCGCCGAATAGGGCGTTTAGCTCGGGCAGTAATTCCTTCTGTTCGCTGTCAATTGTCAGGGGACTGCCTAAAAGATAGCTCACCTTTTGATCCACTACTCTGGCGTATTGATTGTCTACAATGCGGCTGTTTTGCAGATGTTTGCATTCTTCGATCTGTCCGCCTGGGCCTATGATGGTTTTCTTGCGGGTCAAAATGTCATGCTTGCCTGCGTAATAGCGCTCTCCTGTGATCATCTCCCGCCGCTTTTCTGAGGAGAGAAAAAGGTCTAGCTCCTCCCACAGGATCGCCTCCCAATTTGTCCCGTTTGTCTGGACTTCCGGTCTCAT